TATGTCGATTCGCATCTTGACAACCTTTACAACAACGACTGGAATATTCCCTGGGGAGGGGAAACACGGAATTACGCCATCCCCGCCTTCAAGAACGGGAAATGCTGCCTGAAAGTAATCCTGCGCGTCGGCGACAAGTATTTCAACGGAACGTCATGGCAGTCATCATTGGATGACTTCGCTTTCTACATCGGCTCATCCGACGACTACCAATCCTCTAAGGGTGACACAGGGAAGGTGTGGAACACAAAGTACCTGCATCAGCCTTACAACGGGGCAGACGGCTTCGTGATCCCCATCACAGAGCACCTGGAAGGCAAAGTGCAGCTGATAATACCAGGTGACTGCCTGCCTGGCCTTAACGACATCGTACACTCCACCGTGGACACGGACGAGCACCCGCCTCATTCTGGTTACACATTCGGCGTGTTCGCCACTCTCGCGCTCTACGGGCTGAAGATTGACTATGTGGCAGACACCTCTACGGTTGTTGGCGACGGCGACAAGAAGACGAACAGATACCAGACGATCGCCAACAAGGACTTCGTCGAGGACAGGGAGGTAAGCCTGAAGATAGCATCGGACAACAACAACGCAGCCGGCTATGCCATCCTGCATGACGCAGCCGGCAACGCTGTGAGCCAAATCACCTACACCGACGGGGCTGAGAGGCCAGAGGAGCGGCTTCTCGCATCGATGAAGAACCATTACGGGAAGGTGCAGCGAAAACTCACCCTGAAGGTCAGGATGGGCAATGTGCTGCCTTATGACACCATCACTTACGGTGGCGTGGTTTATTCCGTCACAGGAGTTAAGCATAATTACCGGGACGCGAATAGCGAATTAACTTTGATTGAGATATGAAACTGAAAGGACGCAATCTGATAGTCTTCTGGCGCGACAGCAACGCCGAGGATTTCACCACGCTGGCATACGCTACGCAGTGTGAGCTTGAGGTGAGTGCGGACACCGTGGAGGTGGCATCGCCTGACACTGGAGCCTGGAAGACATACAAGAAGAAGAGAAAGGGCTGGGAGGTGACCGAGGCGAAGCTCATGAGCAAGCTCAGCGAGGCAGACCTCATCGCCAAGGTGGCGAGCAACTCCATGGTGGAGGTGATGGTGGCATCGGTGAGTGATGTGAGGCAGGACAGGGAGGCTGGCGACTATGCCCCCGACCTGCACTTCGGAAAGGTGGGCACCGCCATCGTGACAAGATGCACAATAACCGGCAACAACGGCGATTTCGTCAATGTGTCGATGCAGCTGCTTGGCTCCGGTGAATTGCGTGACATAGTGGACACAGACTATTACGACAGCCCATTCTGCGCAGGGTTCCTGGAGGCTTCCGCTGTCGGCGACATTGACTTGTCAGCGATGGATTACAGATATACCAGGACTGCGGTCGGCGGTTCTTACAGCTGGAGCAATCCTGTGCGGGGTTTCTACTTATGGGTGTGCGTTCCTACGGCTTACACACAGCCTTCAGGGTTCAGTTCGTCAGGCTTCGAGGTGCCGATGACGACATACACGAGGACGATTGACGGCACCGCATACACATGCTACCGTAGCGATGCACGGATCATCGCCGGACTACATAATATTACGTTAACAACTTAAAAACAGATATAAGATATGGCAAAAGTAAATGTATACGGCGAGCTGAACTGCGCCGAGGTTGACGGTAAGCTGGCGAGGACTGACCAGATATATGACTACGCCAAGGGAAAGTATCAGTCGGAGATAAATGATTCTGTTAGCGCGGCGACACAAGGCGAAATCCAAGAGGCAATACAGCAACTTGAGACCACGCTTGAGGACCTGCAGGAGGCTGAGGCAAGTGCCGTGAGTGCCGCGCAGGCTGCGATTGGAGAATCCAAGGAAGACGCGCTGGAGGAAATAGCACAGGCGATTGAGAATCTGGAAGTGCATTACGACATTGAGTCGGACAAGGGTGCTGTCAAGGATGTGCAGCTGAAGGACGGGAATGGGAACAAGCTGATGCCGAAGACTGGCGCTGAGGTTGTTGATGTGGTAGATACGGAACTCTCCTATACTACACTGGTCAACAACAAGTACATCAATAATAATGGTGTCGAGTATTCACTGAATGGGCAGACATACGGCTATGGTGAGATTGGTGATACTAAAAAAGTGAGGGTAAGGTGGACATCTATTTCCAACATACAGAATTACTCACTCATTGCTTTTTATACATCAGATGACTTTACTCAAACACCAATCAGCAAGCTTGTCGGAGTGAGTGGTGTGACTACTGGTGAGGCGATTGTGGATGTGCCCGAAGGTGCAGTGTATTTTGCCTATAGTATGCCAACAAAAGTGGCATTGACTGTATATACATCTGACGCACTTACTTATGTGAAGGACATGAGGAAGGAATTGATGAACCTTGGGTTGGACTACAATCACTTTGATGAGTTGGAACTTGTAGAGCGAGTGGCATCAACATATCTGAGTAGAGGTGGTGGTATTGTCTATGGTACTACATGGTCTGCTTATGCCATAAGAGTCTATGCTGTGGTTCCTGGTCAGGTGGTGTATTTCTATCAACCTATTGCTTGGAACATAGGATTCGCTGTCTATGGCTTTGCCAACAGCTATGCGAGTGGCACACAATGCAAGGCTTATGAAGCTGACATATCTCAAAGTGTGACACCGAAGTATGACGGTTCATTCAAGAGGCTTGTGGTTCCTGATGGATGTCAGTATCTCATCATCAATGAACTTACTGCTGCTGGTGATAAGGCTTTTACACATATCAAGGTATTAGGAACTCCTCGCCATGTGGACTTGCATAAGGTTAAAAACTATAATCCTTGCTTCGATTTGTCAAGTCCTGTATGGGCTCAGCGAATGGGTGGCCTCGATCAATGGATTAGTGGATTAGGAGGTGAATATACGGGTGATGCACACTTAAAATACCCAACAGTGATGGAGGATAGTGGTAGTGTGTTTGCAGATACAGGTGCGACTCATTATCTTGAATGCCTCCAGCAGATGCGTGTTGGACCAGGATGCATATTCTTCTATATGTATAGTAAGGATTTCAGCAATACTTTCAGAAAGTATAAGACACTGAGGGTTGAGTTTGACATTCAGATTGACTCGGATGCTGCCATCGCAATCAAGTTCAAGAGCTATTGCTATCTGAATGGAAGCACATCTGGATTGGGTGGTGGTGTCTATGAGCAGACTTTCCAGCCTGGGGTCGTAACTCATGTTGACAGAATTTTCTATTATAGCAATTTACCGCTTGAGAATGGATTTATCCAGTTCTACTTAGGCAATTTGACCGCAGCTCAATTAACTCATGTTACCTCAGTCAAGATTGCCAACTTGGTGATTACTGATGATATACAACAAATCAATATTCCTACTCAAGAAGCTTACAGACCATCTGACTGGCTTGGCAGAAATAAATATTTCAATAAGAGATGTTTATTCTTAGGTGACTCTATCTCAACTGGTGATAACTGGGTATGGAAGAATGTGCTGAACTGGAGGTATGGACTGAGGTCGGAAGAAAGGAAATCTGATTCAGATATGAGTATTGCTCCTGCGGAGGGTAGCATAACTATTGCAGCCAGCAATAAAGAGGGTAATTCCCGCTCAGCTTCGTACAGCAGCAAAATGTCTATATGGTATAAATGTGCATATCACAGGATGGACATCTATGACTTTGATGTCATATCATTGTTCGGAGGCACCAATGATGCTTGGTGGAATGCCACTCTTTATCCTGGTGGTGTCGGTACGGCTAATGACGTGCCATACGTTGATGATGCATCTACTTTTGCAGACCCAAGCAAATACACTGATGAGTATTCTGATAATCTTACATTCATGCAATTCTACAAGGGTTGTGTGGAAATGTTGAGAAGGGACTTTCCTGATAAGGAACTGATTCTTTCCACATTGTTCCCTCTCAATTCCGACTATAGATTGGATTATCAAATTGCTGAAGGCAAGACCTGTAGAAGGGATGAGTGGGTGTCATATCTGATATTGCAAGTTGCAAGAAAATACAATCTGAAGTGTAATGCTTGGTATTGGAATATGTACCCACCAGCTGGATGGAGTGGAAATGTCAATATTGGTGCTATTATCCACCATGATAGTGTTCATCCTTCAGTGGTTGATGGCTACATGATGGCAGATAGGTTCGCAACTGCATTGGGTTGCTAATTGTTGGATAAGATAAAAGATGATGATATGACTACAAACAGCAAGGAATGGATACAGTACGGCACAGCCTCGCTCATGATATTGAGCGGGGTGGTGCTGACCTTCATCTCGTTCTTCGTTAACGGAGATGTGACGGAGGGAGTGCTATGGTATATGGCGCAGGCTCTGACCTACGCTGGTGGAATATTTGGTGTGAGCATCTACTTCCGGACGAAGCTGGGCGACACGGAGAGCAGGGTGAAGGACTACTTTGACCGTCGTCTTGCGAAGGCGGAGGAGACTCAGGACTCAGAAGAGAAACCTATGGAGTAAATCCCGCGAGGGAAGGCCGCATAAGGTTAATAATTTAATGTTCCCCCGGCGATGACAGCGGCATCATCTCCGGGGTTTTCTGGTAGTTTTTAGTTAGTTTAGTTAAGTTTTTTTCATGACTACGTTTTTTTCGGTCAGGCGGTTCGGGAGAATAGTCTGGCCACCCATTAAAAGAAAGGAGGCATTATGGCAACGATATTACTAATAATCCTTGGAGCGGTGGTCGGTGCGTCCGTCACCCTCTTCCTTGTGGGTGCTCACTCACACGAGTCGGCAGATTCCATCGCCTACACGGCATCTGCAAGAGCCAAGCGGATAATGGAGGACAACGGAGTGCACCCACGAAAGGCTGAGAAGATTCGTGAGCTTCTGGAAAAAGACCTGCTCACTGAACTCACGCACGAATAAAGAAATCCCGCACCATCTCTGGCACGGGACTCCGAATTTGTGTCGTATGTATCTCACGATTCTTCCCTTAACGCAAAGGTAGTGAATTATTTTCATTTTATCAATAAAATCAGAAACAATTATGGCAGTTTATAAGAAAGGGAGCAAGGGGCACTCAGTGACCCTCATCCAGCAGGCTCTCGGCATCAAGGCTGACGGCGTGTTCGGAGCGCAGACCGAGGAGGCGGTCAAGGCATGGCAGTCCTCGCACGGTCTCGATCCAGACGGCATCGTGGGCAACCTCACATGGGCGACCCTCTTTCCAAAAGTGGAGAAAACCAAGCTCGTCAAGTCGGCGAGGAAAATAACGGAAATCATAGTACATTGCACCGCCACACCCGAAGGCAGGAACTTCACCGTGGCAGACATCCGTGCGGGTCACCTCGCCCGTGGGTTCGTGGACATCGGCTACCACTACGTCATCTACCTTGACGGCTCAGTCCATGAGGGACGGAGCATCCATCAGACAGGGGCGCACTGCACCGGGCACAACCAGAACTCCGTCGGCATCTCCTATGTCGGGGGCGTGGAGGCTGACGGAAGAACGCCAAAGGACACACGCACCAAGGAGCAGAAGGCTGCGCTCGTCACCCTGCTGGCTGACCTTTGCAGGCTCTACAAGCTCCCCGTGACCCGCATCTACGGGCATTACCAGTTCGCAAACAAAGCCTGCCCGTCCTTCCGCATCGAGCCGCTGAGGGATGAGGTGGCGAAGAAACTCAAGCAATCATGAGACCAACAAAAACAGCACTCATCCTCATCATCGCATACATGCTGGCACTCACCATCGTGTATGCCTTGGTAGGTTGCACGAGAACCGTCAAGCAAGCCGTTCAGACGCACGACACCATCTTTGTGGAGCATTCCACCACCGACACGCTCATGTCGCATCAGGGAGCATCAGACACCGTATATCTCGCCAAGACCGACACCATCTACAAGGTTGATGTCAGGCAAGACTCCATCTATCGCCGTGATTCCGTCTATATCCGTGAGAGGGGCGATACAATCACCATCTACAGGGAGCACTGGAACACCAAGGTGGACATCCGACATGACACCATACACCATGTCAAGACCGACACCATCCTAAGATTGAGGCATGACACCATCACCCTCTACCGCTATGCGGAGAGGAAAGACACGGCATCCCATGTCAGCCAGTCAGACAAGACAACAGTAAAGGAGCGCACGCCGTTCTGGCTCACGCTCCTCAAGTGGCTCGTCCCAATCGGGGTACTGGGTGCAATTGTATGGTTCGTCAGGAAGTGGTGGAGGGGTGTATGAGCTCCACCTGTTTTTTCTTGTCTTCAAGCATCTTTCCGAAGGCATCAGTGACGGTCTTATTAAGAATCTTTGCGTATGCCTTTTGCGTGGTCTTGATGGACGCGTGCCCCAGGATCCTGGATACGACCTCGATGGGCATCCCGTGGTTGAGGTAGTACATGCCGGCAGAACGGCGGAACCAGTGAGAGGTGATGTTCTTGTCTATCTTCGCAGCATCTGCGAGTATCTTCAGGCGCATGTTATATTGTTGGTTGGTCATCAGGTTCATGTTCCAGCCATAGCGGTCAAGGATGGCTTTTGCGTCATCCATCAGGACGACAACGAATTCCTCTCCTGTCTTCTGTCTCTCACCGACAAGCAGCGTGTATCCGTCCTGCTCCGTCACAATGTCCTTATTTATATATATAAGGTCGGAGTATGCGACACCTGTGTAATATTGTAGCATTGCCATGTCACGCACCTTCTCCATGGAAGGAGTGAGGACACACGCTTTGATTCTCTCTATCTCCTCATCAGAAAGCCATCCAGCCATGTCGTCACGCTCTCCCTTGTCTATCTTTAGGGCAGTGTACGGATTGGCAGTGATGTAGCCGAACCTTACAGCCTCGTTAATGTATGACCGCATAATCTTATGGTAGTTGTAGACACCAGAGACCGACAGCCCACCACGGCGGTGTAGCCATCCGTCAAACTCCATGATGTTCTTGTTCGTCAGGTCTGCGAATGTGACGATCTGCCCGAACTGCACAAGTGCTGCCTTCAGCTTGTTGTGCTGCTTCCTTGTCGATTCTCTGATGTCGTTGCGCTCTGCCATCCTCTGGACGTAGAACTCAAGGAATGTCACCGCGTCGGTGTCTCCTCCACGGTCAAGCCATTGAGAGAACTCCGTCCAGTTCCACTGCCTGTCCTTCTCTCTCTGCTCCATGATGTACCCGTCAATCTCTGCTTTGATTGATACAATTTTCTTTGTCAGCGCAACTGATTCGGGATGGTTGATGACCATTTTCTTCTCGCTCCATTGGTCGGAATATAATTTCACACCCGTTGAAATAAATTTCCTGACCCTGTCGTATGACACGACTATCTGCACCAAGCCTTTCTTGTTTCTTGATGCTACTTTCTTCCTGTCGAAAACTATTCGTGTAGATGGTATTTTCATATTGGTATCACATTTTTGAATTTTGGTATCACATAGGTATCAATTAACACGCAATTATACGCATATAGACGCAGTTAAAGATAAGTTGTTAATTTGGATTTGTGATGCCGTAATTAGTTGTATTTCATTAGATTTAATTGTAATCCCCTAAAAATAAGAGGGATAAATGCTGTAACAAATATCCCTCTGGGTGAACCGGAAGGGGTTTTAACTATATTTGATTTTCAGTTGATTATGTAGGTAAAATGTAAATTGGTATCACATAGGTGTCACAATTCATCGTCGTAGTTCAGTCTGTCGGATTCTGCGTCGCTGATTGACTTCTTGAGTTCCTTGAGCATTTCAAGGCGCACACTGAGAAGTGCGACGGGGTCCCTGTCGCTGGAGTCGTTGAGGATCGCCACGTCGTCGATGAGCGAGCCGTTTACTTTGTACTTGACATTCTGAAGGCGATACTTGCCAGAATGCGCCATGTCCATCGGTTCCCTGCCTGCCAGCTTGGCGAAGTTCTCGGCACGGAGCAGATCCATGGAGATGGTGTCGGCGATGGAGTCAGCAATATTGATGGTGGTGTCGAATATGGAGTCACGCTGCGCTTTCGTGAGCGTGTCTTCTGGGAATGTGGCATTGGTGAGCATGAGCTCAGCCGCCAACATGGCGCGCACATGGTATTCGAAGTCTCCGAAGTCAATGCGGAATGGTTTCCCTGTCTCCACAATCTCCACGCTTGAGCCTTCCATCGCATAGTGTTCGGTTATATATTTTTCGGTGCTGTCGGCACCTGCGCAGGACAGCACTATAACCGAGACAATGAAAAACACAAAATTTCTCATAACACATATAATTAAGGGGTTGCGAACTGTATGGTTCCGACGACACGGAAGAGCCTCAGCACGTCCGCCTTGTCTATCTCGTTGATGTCGTAGTCGGGATTGTCAGGCACGAGTGTGAGCTTGCTCTCGTCCTCGTTCTTGCGGATGCGCTTGATGGTGCGGAGTCCGTTGGATGCCACGAGTGCGTATATCTCGCCGTAGTCAAGCCAGCGGAAGTCGTTCACCTCGCTGAGGATGACGTGCGAGCCATTTGGGATTGTCGGTGCCATAGACTCGCCTGAGGCACGGCACACCAGCGATGCACCGTCAGCCTGTGGGATGTTCACATAATGGTCTATTCCCGGCTGTATCTCGTCGTTGTAGTAGTCCAGGTAACTGGCGGCGAAATCCACGTCATAGAACGGTACATCGCCTTTCTTTGGCTGCGCTGTGTCTGGTTCTGATACAAGCATTGATCCCGTACCGTTAATCAACCAATCTTCATTGAAGATGTTCCCGTATGCATCATTAAATCTTTTTGCGAATCTGTTCGTATAATCACCCGTGTTCGCACGGGACACATTTGATGCGTCTGCCCCCATTTTCTCTGCGACATCTCTGTCAATGGCAACAATACCTTGACTTTTTAGATAAGAAATCGCTCTAAAAACCATGTCTCTCATAGTGCTTTTAACATTTTAATTGTTTGTAATTATCATTCCGACAAGTTACTTGTTAATCTATGTTATAATAACAAGTGTATTGTTAATAATATTTGATTTATAACATTTAAATTGTTACTTTTGCAAAGTATTCGTACAACGTGCGTAATATTGTGCGGATGTTGTTTGCAAATTTAGTAAATATTTAAAAAAATGAACAAAGAATCCAATGAAAAATTATTGAAATTTACGCCAAACCTTCCAGAGACCCTCCGTGAGATGGAGGCTGGGCAGTATGTCAAGATTGAGCGCAGGATGTTTGCTGACGGCTCAATCTCCACCATCGTCCGCAGAATCAACGGAGAGATGAGGAAGGACGGGCACGAAGGCAATGCCTTCAGTATTGAGACGACTGACAATGTGGTAACCGTAACACGCAACTACTAATGACCGCACAGAGGAACATAGGACTGACATCGCTCACGACTGCTGACAGGCGGTGGATTGAGGGCATGATGAGGCGTCTGCTGGCGGAACTGCTGCCGACGGATGACGAGATGCTGACCACCGAGAAGGTGTGCGAGATAACCGGGAACAAGCCCGCATGGGTGACCAGGCACAAGCACGAGCTCGGAGCGGTGAAGCGTAACGGAAGGAACTACGTGCCAAAGGCGAATTTGCTTGAGTACCTAAAGAAAGGATGATGAATGAAAAGTAAGGCAATCAGACTGAATTAGAAAAAATCGTTATTAACAAGCAACAAGTAAGAATCATGGAAACAATCAAGAAAATTATCGTGGTGCTGCTGATGGCGGCGGGAATCATCCTCCTTATGGGGGAGAGTGAGATGACGTGGGAGCGGACGCTCCTGATGAAGCTCATCGGAATAGGCTCCCTTGCCGGGGCTCTTCAGCTCACGGCGACATGGAAGCTGTTCAGAGACTTTATTGACGACTAACCATTTTTTTTGTCTTTCATAGCTATTAACCTGTCCTGGAAACAGGTTCTCAGCCCGGTGGCTGGCGGCGGTCAGCCTTAGGATCTCGGATTGGCACATACTTTCTTTCATTCTGCCCCGGGCTGGTTTTATATCCATAATCATTCACCCCGCCGTCCGGGAGGACAGCGGGGCAATTTAAAAAACACAAAACATTATGAAAAATAAGGTTCAAGGAAGTTACAATTTCAGTCCCCTCGACATGGTCTGGGAGGCGGCGAAGACGATTTACCCTGCCCTGATGGCTCAGGACAAGGTCAGTAAGGAAGAAATGTTTAAGGAGGTCATAGACTTCACGCATGTACCCGACGGGAAAGGCGGTCTGCACGAAGACTACCTCGTAGACGAGGAATTCGTGAGAATAGATCCTGTGCCTTTTTATGCACTGATGAAAGCCGAAGCTCTTATGATTGCATTCAACCAGATGATGAACCCGATACTCGCAGCAAAAGAGGAATGATGGAAGATTACAAGCAAGACATACTCAACACCCGTGTGGGTTGCATAGGCAGCAGTGATGCCGGCATCCTGATGAGGACCGCCAAGGACGGAAAAGTACCAGCAGGTGCAGCCAAGAGGCTCGCAGTCTGCAAGGGGCTCATCCCTGTGGTTGATTCTTACAAGTCAGCCGCCATGCTTCGTGGCGACGAGGTTGAGCAGCTCATCTACCAGCAGCTTTCATCAGTTGATGACGGTGTTGAGAGTAATCCACTTTGGGTGAGTGAGCGGTATAGCCGGAAGAACGTCAAGCTCATCAGTCATCCTGACATCGTGAGTGTATCAGCGACTGCCGTCACTGTCTATGAGGTTAAGACGAGTAAGTTCTCAGTTGACGATCTGATTGAGACCTACAAGCCGCAGCTGTTCATCCACTGGCTGCTTGCCCATGAACTGTACCCCGACAAGATCGTCAACGTGAACCTTGTCGCCTACTCGACAGACGGAGAGGACGATACAGTCTACGACCCGTCAAGAATCGTGAGCAAGCAAGTTGACATGCACATGTTGTTCGATGTTGACAAGGCGATGGACATCATCGATGCCTACCTTGAGAATCTGAACAGCTACGAAGAGGAGGAAGAGAAGGATGTGTCCGAATTGCCGGTGAAGATGCGTGATGAAATTGACCAGCTGAGTCGTCTCATAGTCGAGATTAAGGAACGGGAGGACAGCGTGGCAGCGTTCAAGGAACGGCTGTACATGGAGATGGAGAAGGCGAACATCAAGAGTGTGCGTAACGAATGGGTGAGCATCACAAGGATTGACCCTACGGAGTCCGTATCATTCGACGGTAAGCGTTATCTTGACAGCCTCAAGAAAGAAGACCCACATCTCGCCGATGAGATAGAGACTAAGTTCAGCAAGACAACCAAGCGCAAGGGATATGCGCTTATAAAAATTAAGTGATTATGAAAGAACTTATAATTATCCAACAAAAACTTAATGCGCCGAAGGATTTGTTAAACAAATACGGCGGCTACCATTACAGGAGTTGTGAGAGCATCCTCGCAGCACTCAAGCCTCTGCTTGCCTCCACAGGCTGCACCATCGTCTTGACTGATGATGTTGAGATGATAGGCGACCGCTATTATATCAGGGCGACGGCGACTCTCAAAAACAGCGCAGGAGAGACGGAAACGGCGAGTGGGCTTGCCAGGGAAGGCGAACAGCGGAAGGGAATGGATGACGCACAGTTGACTGGAGCGACCAGCAGCTATGCAAGGAAATATGCGCTGAACGGATTGTTCGCCATTGATGATGTCCGTGACATCGATGCCACCGCCAAGTCGGAACCCACACAAGCCGATAGTGACCCGAGAGCCACCGTTTTCCGACTTGTGCTGCCTAACATCAAGCAGGCGACTACCATCGAGCAACTCACCTCCATCAGCGACGGATGGGTGGCAAAGTATGGGACTTACAAGCCGTTGAGTGACGCACTGAATGAAAGATATAGTCAGATTAACCAAAAAAAATAAATTATTATGGCATTTCAGAAAATCGGAAAGATCTATCAGATTTTCCCAACAGAGAGCAAGATGACCTCTCAAGGTAATCCGTTCTACACAAGAAGATTGGTAATTCAGTCAATTGAGAACGGCTTCGAGAATTTTATCACCTTTGAATTCAAGAATGACCACTGCGCAGTCCTTGACCAATACCAGCCGGGGCAGCCGGTGTGCATAGACTTCGACATCAGCGGTCGTAAGTATGTCAGCCGTAAGACTGGGCAGGAAGAGTTCTGGACATCACTCACAGCATTCCGGATCTCGCTCGCCGCTGCGCAGCCGGTTCCTCCTCCACAGCCAGCACAGCAATACCAGCCTCAGCCTATGCAGTACAGGCAAGCACCGCAGAATCCTCCACAATCGCCAAAATCTGTCAATGACTTATGGCAGCAGGCGGCGCAGACGAACGTGCGGCAGAACTCACCGCAGACGGCTTCTCAGCCAAGTTCTAATCCACAGGACGAACTGCCATTCTGATGAAGGAAAAAATTTACATAGGCATTGACCCCGGAATGGCTGGCGGTATCGCCGTGTTGGGCAGGCAAGTGGTGGTGGACATCATGGTGATGCCTGCCACGCCAGCCGACATTCTGGATACGCTGAGGCAGTTTTCCAATCTTGCCAGTAGCGAGTCTTGGGATGTCGTCGCATGTCTTGAGGATGTCGGGAAGGGGATGCCAGGGCAGAGCTCATCAGCCACCGCCAAGTTCGCAAGGCATTGCGGGCATCTTGAGATGGCTCTCCTCTCCCTTGGCATCACCACCGTGACCGTGACACCGCAGAAATGGCAGCGGATGTATCAGCTTGGAAAAAGTTCCGAACACACCAAGACCGAATGGAAGAACAGGCTGAAGGCGAAGGCTCAGCAGCTGTTCCCACAACAGTCCAAAAACATCACCCTTAAGACCGCAGATGCATTGTTGATTGCGGAATATGCCAGAAAAAACAACTTATGAATTTCTTCACGATATACGACTGGATGACAACGGATTTGAATCTCAAAAGCTACGAGCTGCTCTGTTACGCTCTCGTCTACAGCTATTCTAAGAATGGCAGGGCTTGTGCGGACAGCATGGATGGCATTGCTGCCAGGACTGGGATGAACAGGAAGACTTGTATGCGAGTCGTCCGTGCGCTCATGGACAGGGAACTGCTTGTCAGAGAGAGGGACGGGAGAGCTTACGTCTATAAGGCTCTTAAGGCAGAGCCGGCAAAGGTGGTTGTCACACAGCCGGAGACGTGTGGAGAGGACTTTGGTAAACTCTGGACGATCTATGCGAAGGGGGCGAGGAAGAAGGCTGAGGCTATATGGATGTCGATGGACGGTGAGGCGAAGGGTATGGCTCTCGCCCATGCTGCCAGGTTCGTAAGGTCTCGTGATTGGAAGTACCTTCCTGATCTTCACAATTACTTGAAGAACCAGCAATATCTTGAGAAGACTGAGGACCGGCTTGTGATTGATGCTAAATCGGAATATATGCCGTATGTCGGCGACAGCATCAAGTACAACCTTGGACGCTTCCTCTATTCGGGTGCGGTGTATGAAGGTATGACCGTCTATGACGGCTATAATGACGATGCCCGTCCTGTAGGTGCTGAGTTGTTCAGCGACGACGGTGCTTCTGTTGTATGGGATGGTAAGGAATGGAGGGCAAAGAATGGATTACGATGAGATAAGAAGATGGTGGAGGGTGTTCGTCCATCCAGGTGCGCTCGTCGAGGTTAGGGTCATTAGTGACGAATTCGGCACGGAGAGCGGATATTTCTCAGACATAGAGACGCTCCTGCAGGCGATTGCCAGGTACGACAACTTCAACATCTATTACTCGATTAACGAGGTTAAATCCGACTGTAGCGCACGGAAACAGTACAATCAGATTATGAGAGTCAAGCGTGATGCTACCAGCGACAGCGACATCAGTCACCGGTGGTGGCTGCCCATCGATGTGGATGCTGAACGTACAAGTGGGGTCAGCTCGACTGACGAGGAAAAGGAGGCGGCTCACCAACTTGCTGGCAAAGTCTATACCCTCTTGCGGAATGAGGGCTTCGCAGATCCTGTGGTGTGTGACTCGTCAAGCGGCTACCACATCATGTACCCGATAGATCTTGACAACACGCCAGCCAACACGGAGACCATCAAGAAGTTTCTAAGCGTCCTGTCGGACGAGGTCTCGAACGACAAGGCACATGTGGACAAGGTGCTGTTCAATGCCAGCAGAATCCTCCGTATGCCAGGAACCTTCGGAAGGAAAGGACGGAGCACAGACGAGAGACCGCACAGGCTCGCACACATACTTACGGTCCCAGATCAGATCGTGAGGATGGGCGACGAGCCGATGAGGCGGTTCATTCAGAAATATCAGGTGGTGATGGAACCTCCGACCTCGCAATACGAGCGGCGAGAGAAATTCAACATTTATGACTGGCTTCGCAAGTATAACATCGGGATCAAGGGCGAGGAGAATAAGGGCGGTGCCACGTTCCTGTACCTTGAGAACGGTTGTGTGTTCGACCCATCGCACAAGGGGAAGGACGCATCCATAAGGATTGACAATGCCACCGGGGCTATTGGCTACAAGTGTTTTCACAACTCTTGCGCCGGGAAGAGATGGCGTGATGTACGCCTGCTTTTTGAGCCGAATGCATACGACCGTGAATGGAAATTGCCCAAAGGGCAGCAGGAGAGAGCCGGCATTGATGATCCAAAGCCGCAGAAGGCAGAAGTCCCAATCGTCGCCGATGAGGATGAGAAGACAAAGCTGAGGAAGCGGTTCAAGCCGTTGAGCAGCATAGAGAAGCTTGACATCAGCCAGATGCCGAAGGTCAAGTCTGGATTCAGAGAGATCGACCGCCTGACTGGTGGTCTGCTGATGAGCGAGGTCACAGTCCTCAGCGGAACGTCAGCCTCAGGTAAGTCCACTTGGCTGAACACTCTTGCGCTGAATGTGGTCAATCAGGGCGTGAAGGTTGTGATGGTGAACATCGAGCAGACGGAACGGATGCTCAAGAACTGGATACAGATGGTCGCAGCGGGCGACAGCCATGTGATACCAGAGGAGCGGAAATTCGCAGACGATGAAATCAGGTATCGCATCACTGAGGAGACCGGACATATCATCGACGAATGGCTTGAAGGCAAGTTTTATCTCTATGCAGATGATGAGAGCACCAAGTGGGACGACCTGCTTGCATCTCTGTGTGTGATGGCGGAGGACAACGTGCGCTTTTTCATCTTAGACAACTTGATGTCACTTGACATGAGCAGTATTGTCGGTGACAAGTGGGAGCAGCAGAAGCAGGTGATTTCCATGCTGCAGAAGTTTGCCAAGAAGTATGCCTGCCACTGCATGATCGTCGCACACCCACGGAAACCGCAGGGGTTCATACGCAAGTATGACATCAGCGGAAGTTCTGACATTACGAATCTTGCCGACAACATCTTCATCATGCACCGTGCCAACAGGGATTTTTATATCTCTGGCCAGACGTTTTATCCGAAGGATGAGATTGAACGCTACTATAAGAGCTTGCCCAAGGGTAATGTCATGGAAATTGTCAAAAACAGAACTTATGGTGTCCAGGATAGGCTGGTTCCGTTCATCTATTCAACCAAGAGCCGTAGGTTTGAAAGTGCTTCGTGGGGTGTAGTTGATGAACTGGTCAAGGATGAGACAGGAAAGAACAAACTGATGAAGGTGCAGGGATTCAGAGCCCAACATTTTACTTACGACTGCGAACTTAAGATGAGCAGCATCCCTGACGCACCGATGAACTCTTTCCGGGGTGACGGCGCGGCAGATATGCAGACGAGCGAAGAGGATTATCCATTTTGAATCATTTAAAAAAACATTTGAAAGAATATGAAGGTTCAAATCACAATGGCGGACTTTCCGCCTGACAAGAAGAACTGCGGCAACTGCGAGCGCAGGGGCGGCGGATGTCCGAGAAAGTCGAAGCGGTTCCCGAACGGCTATGTCATCGGGTCACTTGGAGTAGTGAGCGGCATCATCTACTGCTGCCCGCATTACGAAGGGAGGTGGAAATGAGCAGGATACTCAGACCTGATGCGCCGCTTGACATGGACACGCAGGCGAGGCTGCTGGAGCAGCTGCTCTCCGTGATGAGCGAGGCGGGTGTTGATGTGCTGGAGTTCGGCATCCACCACCTCATCCAGTCGAAGACAAGCGAAGTGAAGAATGGAAACGAACTTACAATAACGTTAAGATACAAGAAAAAATGAGAAAACCGAAGAAAAGGCAATGCAGTGTGTGTGGTGAGGTGAAGCCCCTGAGTGAATTCTACACCTACAAGTACAAGGGACGTACATACACCCGCGGGTTCTGCAATGCATGTGACCTCCGGAGGAGGAGGGAGCGTTACAGGGAGAAGCACCCCGGAGGACTGACCTACGACAAGGATACCGGGAAGCTTTGGATGAGGAAGGGAAGGGGCAGAAGCCTTGTGTGGACATCCCAGATGCTGTCTGACCTGAGGAGGCTGTTCGCAAGGACGAAGAACGAGGAGCTGGCAGGCGTGTTGGGACTGGCGGTGAGGACTGTGGTTCGCAAGGCTCGCGAGATGGGGCTTGAGAAGGACAAGGAATGGCTGCGCACAATCTGGAAGGAGAATGTAAGGATGGGGCACATGATGAGCCGTGCGAAGGGGTATCCGGGCAGGATCATGCCGGGCGAGCACAGGAACCCCGAAGGCGAGTTCAAGGCTGGCAGTGTCCACTCAGAGGAGGAGCGGCGCAAGATCAGCGAGGGCAACAAGCGGAACTGGATGCTCCACAAGAGGGAAAGAAGGGCTAAGATAAGAAGGACGAGAGGACTGGACGATGAAGAGAAGACTGCCTTTGTTTCTTGACTGCACTCCGATGACCCGCCAGCAGGTGTGCGTGTGCTGCCATGCTGTGCGTGGATGCAAGGGTTGCTGCAAGACCTGCGCTGACGAGTGCAACAGCGGTCACGACTGCGAGCATGAAGTGAATCCTGATGGTATGGACTGCGTGTGGTGGAACAGCATCGTGCGGGCGATGAGAGATGACATGATATACGATTCACAGCCTGACCACCTGAAGAGGTTGCTGGACAAAATAGCAAGCTTATGAAAGTGACATATGACATAATCCGGATTGATGGGGACATTGAGGTGACGGAGGATGTGCCTCAGAGTGACTTTGACCTCATTGCAGAGGCTGAGAAGATGGAGTGGGGGCAGATCGCCTGCCGCCACATGGAGGACGAGGCTCAGACGGAGTGGGCGAAGGAGCGGATACACTCCATCTGCTCCTGGAAGTACCACTCCGAGGAGCGGAGGTGCGGATGCTTGTGAGATATACCCGACCGCTGGCTGTCAGTGTTGTTTAAGGGTTTTAACGTGTTCTGTTTTCGGCACGTCGGCGGTCGGGATTTTGTTTAACTTTAAATTGTGAAGATTATGATTTGTGTGCAATGTAAATTTTATCAGAGGGGCAATGGTTATTGCTCACTGAGAGACCAAGACGTTGCTCCCCACGCAGGATGCAAGGACGGCAGGAGCAAGTGGGATGAGGAGGACGAGTGCTACTCGGACGATGAAGACGAGGATGGTGATTGGGATGATTGAACAACTTAAAAAGAAATAACTATGGCAACAATTAAAAGTTTCACCTCGTTAGAGCAATCAAAAGTTCTTGCTAAAATACTGCCAATTGAAAGTGCGGATATGAGATATTCCCCACTTGGAGACAATATGCACCCTTGGATTTGGACAGATACTTTCATTGAAAAGGACGCAATTCCTTGTTGGAGTCTTTCAGCGTTACTTGAACATCTCAGGAAGATTGACCTTTTTCCTGATATTATAGATTCAGTTGATTGTGTTCTGATGGATATTTCATTTGCTGACGATGAAGATGGTAAAGTATTACATCCTATACAATGTTTAAGAGTGGAGGGAAAAACAATTCTTGATACTTGCTATAAGATGATTGTCAAATTACATGAACAAAACTTATTGTGATTATGGGAATATTTCTAATTATAATTTCAATTGTGCTTGTCTTGTAATCAATTGTGGGATTAAATAGTAATGAGAAAGTGGCAAAAAGGTGTTTTGAAATTCAAAAATATTCACTTATCGCTCTATGTACTGTTTGCGTGTGTGGTATAATCAAAATAAGTGCCCCACAAGCAATTGATGTCTATCGTGGAAGAACTATTCTTAAGATAACTTATAAAGACTCTATCCCTATAGATAGTGTGGTGGTGTTTAAAGAATAAATAATTAAATAATAAAATAATTATGGAAAATTACGAAAAGAAATATAAAAATGCCCTTGAATGGGCAAGACAAGTAATAAATGGAGAAACAGGCTTTATCCGAAAGGAAGTAGAAGAAATCTTTCCAGAACTCGCAGAAAGCGAGGATGAGAAGATAAGGAAAGCACTTATCAGATTTCATAAAAGCACCATTGCCATTGATGGTATTAAAGGCTATGAGATTGTTTCTTGGCTTGAAAAGCAAGAGTCAGTTGAAGAAATTGTTGAAAGATGCAAAAAATCTTGGTACAATGAAGGCAAGATTGCTGGAATGGCTGAAGGACTAACTGAAGAAGAAAAGTATCAGCAAGGATGGCATGATGCCGTTGAAAAGCAAGTGCCTGTTGATAAAGACAAGGTTGTCAAAGGAGTAAGACGAGGTGTCGCAACATCTCTCATTAACTACATAGATGCCAATTCCAAGGGAATGTGTCTTTCAAACATAGAATGTGAAGATATTGATGATGCCATTGTCAATAATGAGTGGTATAAGGTTTATTGCTACATGAAAAAGAAACTTGAAAAACAAGAAGAAAAGCCACAAGGTAAGACTGCTCTTGAAGCAGTTAAAGAAAAAAAGATTGACAATCAGAATTGTGTAAAAAGTGATGACAAGGTTGAAGTGGAACATCTGATTCCAACAAAAGGTATTTATTACACCTGTATCAAAGATTATTATTCATCAGATAATACCCATTTATGTGTTAAGGGAAATGTATATAAATCTTCCTTTAATGGGTATATAGATGATGAATCACATTTTGGTTTATCATGGACTAATAGTTGTGCGGAGAAATACTTTGAACCTACAAAAGATGAGGATTGGATAGTTTGTGAACATGACAATGTTATTGGTAAGCCTATGCAGTATAAAGAGTTTAAAAAGAAAGTAAATCAAAAGTTTATCGAGAATTTAAAAGCCAAAAGCATTACTCCAAAACTTAGACTTTGGACTGTCAAGGATGCAAAGGATGCTGATGTGCTTTATTCTTTAGATAGTAAACAGCCATTCATTTTCAAACATAGAAAACCCAATGAACAAGCAAAAGTATATTGTGGTATTAACATCTATGGCAAGTTCTTTGTCTGGAATACTAAAGATTGTATTATTACGACTGACAAATACATTCCCGCAACCAAAGAACAACGTGATACTCTACTGAAAGCAATGGCTGATGCAGGATGGCAATTTGACTTTGAAAAGTTAGAACTAAAAAAGATTGAACTAAGTTCTGCTTGGAGTGAAGAGGATAAGAACTTTATGCATGATACCCTCAGTAATCTTACGGAACTAAAAGATAGATATGGCGAGGGATATGGCAATGTTGGAAAGTGCATTGTGTGGCTCAAATCCCTAAAAGAACGAATAGACAACAAAACAAAATAGAATCATGACAAAAGAAGAAACTGCCGAGAATGTAAAAAAATGCTACAATTCATTACCAGATAAAAGTGATGATGCAATTGAGACACTTATCGCAACAACCGCTTTTTTTATTGCGGTGAACGTAGAAGAAGCCTCTATTGATGAAGCAATAATGTATGTCAGAGATGCATTGGTATGCCGATTAAAGTCAAATATAGATTTCAGAAAATATATGAAAGGAGGTGAGGAATGAAATACTTTATAATACTATTGGTACTTGCCACAATAACAAGTTGCGTTGAGAGCAGCCATGAAACAAAAGGTGGCGATATAGTAAACCAAATTCGGTTCAAGGGGCATGAATATATATCTTTCCACAGCCGCTACGCAAAGGGTTATGTGGTAATGCACGACCCAGATTGTAAGTGTAAGAAAGGAGGTGACGAATGACTGATTCTCAATATTTGGATAAGGCATTGGGTTTTATTGTAGAACGAGAAGAAAGCAATGACTATATCTGCTGTGAGTTGCACAAGATTCCTGAAGAGGAAGACATTTGTGCCAAAGATTGCCAATGTCTTGACAGGCAATGTGTGTTGAGATTTTTAAAATATTACAAGAAAGGAGGTGAGGAATGATGATTAGCATTAAAGAACTAAAAAGAAAGGCGAAAGAAATCCTTGAGTCGCTTGATGGCATGGCGGTGGGTGACGGCATGAACGTTTTGGTGCTTGCGCTGTCATGGCTGATTGAATCCAGCGTCAAGAAGGATGAGCATTGCGAATGTGTGGATAACATAAAAGAGTTGCTGAAGTTGTTGCTTACGGAAGGAGGTGAGGAATGAGTGAGAAGAAATATACATTAACGTTGACCAAGGAGCAACTTAAAGTGCTTAATTATGCCTGTGACCAATTCTCACGGCTCATTTGTGGGCAAGATTGGTCATATCAGAATCTGATGGAGGAAGCATGGGAAAAGCGGAGCAAGAAAGCCACGGGGAAATCAATGGATAAGGATTTTGAAGGTGGTTGGCAAGAGATGCGTCATGATGCTGAAAGGCTATCCAAGGAAATCAAGAAGCGGTTCTGGGGTTTGGAGAGCAATGCAATGTATGGCATTTATTATAATGATTATGCCGACATCCTTTTTGATTTGCATCGTGTCTTGAGGCATCAACTATGGAAGGACAAGGAAACGAAGAGTAATTGGACTGTGGATGCCGTGACCATATTGATAAGTCTTTTCAATATTGCGGAAAGCAATAGGACTTTCATTGGAAAAGATTTTAAACCTTATGTCACATGGACTGATGTATCTACTTCTGCCGAATCTTTACTTAAAAAAGCAAAAACATTGTCCCATGAAGAAAATGAAAATAATGCTTAGATTTGAAGAATGGGCATTTGTCCGTCAATATTATCTTGAAGCAAAGACCAAGACGATGCAGACGGGATGGATGCTCCATGAGTGGGTTAAGAAGCAAGTGAGGAATCTGAAAAAACTGCTGGAAGATGATCTGGAGAAGGAGCAACAGGATTGAGCTTGACCCTGACAAGATGGGCAAGGAGGAAATCAGGCAGTACAACTGGTATATGTTCTGTCTGTACAACATCATTTTTGTCAATGACACGGCGGTTGGGAGTTTCTACGAGCTCCTCGCTGAGCTTGACAGGCATCCCTATCTGATGAGGGGAAAAGTGAAGTTCCGTGCAAGGGTATTGCGTGAGCACATCAAGGCTTACAACAGGAAGAACGACCGCAGGGCATTGAGCGGTGGCGAGTTCATCGCCAACATCAACGAGGAGTTTGAAGAGATGCTGGAGGGCGACCTTGAGAAGCTTTACTACACTACGCTGAACTACATGCACAAGATTCGCATCCGTGAGCCTGAGCTTCAGGCGAGGATGGTGCTTGCGGACACGTTCGCCAAGGGAATGGTTCACAACGTTGACATGTGCGTGGAGAAGGCGAGGGGCGACTTGGACGCGATTTACATCCAGAACATCCGTAGGCTGGCGGAGCATGACGTGAGCAATGCCAGCCTCCAGCTGGTGGATGAGGTGGAGAAGGTGTTCAGTCATGACGACAAATTGCCTGCCATTGACGGAGAGTTGCCGATATTCCAAGGATTCCAAGCCATCATGAACAAGCTGGGCGATCCGGAAAGGATTTACGAGGTGGTGGAAAAATGCGGAGGGATGCAGGTCAATGACAAGAAGGACGTGCCTGTGAGTACGGATGAAGTAACTAATTTAAATGCAGAACGGAAATGATGGACGAAATGGGATATTACGATGCCGGCATCAAGGTCGGCAAGAAGTACGAGCAGAAGAGGATTCTCCGGTTCCTGGAGGAGCGCAAGCAGAGGAACGCGAAGGTGGTGAGCATACGGGAGCTGACGGAGTTTATTAAGGACGGCAGCAGGTTTAATAAAACAACAAAAATAAAACTTAAAAACAAACGATTAAAATGATATATTATTTACCTACAGTCTTTTATGTTTTTTTGTTAAATTTCTAAATTAAGACGAATATGGACGTGTATATCAAAGGAATGGCTGATGCTCAAAAAGACAAAGGAGTGAGCGCATTCAGCATCAAAAATGGGAAGGAGGAAATCGCACGAGAGTTCTGGCAGCATCATGGGCATATCAGGACGAAGAACCTCGATTTCCCCATTCTGGAATATGGTCAGAAATGCCAGTACCTGACAGAGCTGTGGGCACTCAATTTCGCTTTCACAAGAATCACAGACCAGACACGAGTCACGGTCTACACCAACAGTGTGGTGATTGCTTCGTGGATCAACTCAAGAGAGTGTAAGGAAGACTACACGGGAATGTTCAATGTGTTCCTGGATTTGTCAAAGAACATGATGGTGAAGGCTGTACAAGTGAACCTCAATTCGGGTGGCATACTGTACAGTTTGAGACACGAAGCCATGACCTTACTCAATTCATGAATTACGGTCAAAAAACACAAATAAATCGTCATTTTAATTCAGTCCGTTTCTGGGATTAATTCAGTCCGTTTTTGGGTTTAATTCAGTCCGTTTTTGGACTAATTCAGTCCGTTTTTGGGACTCCTGATTATATACTATTAGTCATAGTATATAATATATATAATAAATATATATATAAATATATAGCATTTTTTGATTTTGTTTTTTCAGATTTTTTCGTATCTTTGGAGATAACCAATAACACCCGCTATGCAATCCATCCAGGCAAAGATAGACGACGAGACCGCGAGGCAGCTTGACGCTGTCATCAAGCACACGGGATTCCGCACACGCTATGAGCTGCTGCGGTGTCTCGTGACTGCGTTCCTTCACTACGCAGACCGTGAGGGCAAGGAAGGCGTGACGGCTGACCAGCTTGAACTCGCCCAGGTATTCGAGACCATGAACAACATCGTGGGCAGGCTGAGGTACCGCAGACCGATGCAGATTGATTCTGCGGTGTACCTGATGCGGCAGGGCAAGCGAGGAGAGAAGGGTGTGCGGATGATGACCATCGGAGACGGTGGAATGTCAAGCACAGGCAACTCGCTGCTCATCGTGGACAAGGTCATGCGCCATGTGTTCCCGACAGTCTACACCCGGCTGATGGACATCGGACGTGCCATCGGTGCCAAGACATGCAAGCAGGTCATCGAGTATCTGATACAGGGTGCAGAC